CATTACTGGCTTTTAGATTACCAGCCGGCAGTACCCAAAATACATTTTTAGCACCGACACGCTGACGCATTTCAAATAATTGATCGTATGTTTTAACATACTGATGATCATTGGAACCCAAACTGATAATAACAGTATCGGCATAAAATGATCCGGGATACATTTTATTAAACTGCCAACTGTTAATTCCGCCCTTGCCTTGTAGTTGGCATTGTGGAGCAAACTGTTTTGTTCCTACAGCTATACTATCGCCGACAATAAGACACTCGAGCATAATGATTCCTTATATCAAAATGCTAGTATACTATAGAAAAGGGCATAAGTCAACCTACTGGGATTCCCAGTAGGTTGTGGGGGGTGTTTAGCCTACCAAGACACGGCAGACTGAAGTCATTACAGCAGCAATGCGACCGATATCACGCAACTGTTCTACGCTATAACCTTCTTTGCGTAGTGTGTCGTAATGTGCCTTGACACAGAAGTGGCACTTACCAACAATGCTGGCAGCAAGGCTATATGCTTCGAAGCGAGCTTTTGTTGTACCACCGTGACTAGCAATAGCGTTCATTCTAATTTGAGCAGGTAATCCCGTCAATTGTTCGTCGTTGGCCATTTCGACAAACGGGTACCAAATATTGGTCATTGACATAATACTAGCGGCGGTCATAGCAGCGTCTCGTTCAGTAACATCTTCAATATTATCCAATAAGAAACTAACAATTAGTCCATTTCCACTAGCAACTGCCGAAGCAAGGGCACAGGCTTCTGCTTCGACCCGATCTAATGTACTACGATTAATTACGGCATCTAAATTCAATCTTACATCTTTAGCGTAATCCGGTAGTGCTTCTTTTATTTGGTCGATCCAATTCATAATATTATTCCTTATAGTTACATTTCCAACCGCGATGATTAGTATATCTTCCTTTTGCTACGGCTATCATTGCGGCATCATCTAATTTGTTTTCCCTACAAAATTTAGCAAGATTAGTAATTGTCTGGTTACAGCCTGTTGGATCAGTAACTATCCACTCTTTGGCTTTTTTAATAGAAGGATTATTTTCTCCTACAAAATTATGTGTGCCTTGGCTGATCCTTTTCATCTGCCTTTCTCTTGCATGTTCTTTGTTGAGAAAATTGTGAGTTCCACTTTCTACTCTTTTTATGGCTCGTTGTCTTGCTTGCTCTTTATCTAAAAAATTATGTGTTCCACTCTCTAATCTTTCCTTGTTGTTTTTAATGGCAAGTGCTGATTGTATTTTAGATCTTTCCTCCGGAGAAACAGCCATTCTTTCTGCTATTTTCCAACAAGCACCCCAGTCTCCTTGAGAGAAATGTATATCATAGTGTTCTTGTATAGTTACTAACTTAAGATTTTCAATTGAGTTATTAGTTCTATCTCCGTCAATGTGATGTATTTCATAACTTCTGCCATCATTATCTTTAGGAATAGGACCGTGATAACTTTCGTAAATCTTACGATAGTCATTAGGGGCGGGAATAAATATCATTGCTGATGCTCCTCATTAGCATTAGAGTAGTTGGGGACGGCAATCCCGCGAACTACAACTTTATTTATCCCCAAACCAATCATACATCAACCCAAGGTTTCTTCGCCAATCTTTCTATTACATTGACATAACTCTCCCGTCTGGAGAGAATCCAGTACACGCAGAGTTTCTTCTGGGCTGCGTCCAACGTTCAAGTTATTGACGGTCACATGCTGGATAACATTGTCTGGGTCAACGATAAATGTTGCACGAAGGGCAGCACCGGCGGGAGCGTAGAATACACCCAACTGCTCAATAAGGCTCAACTCACCGCGTTGTGTGTCAGCAAACTGAGTGTGAGTGATTTTAGCCAAATCGGGATGTGCTTTTTGCCATGCCAATTTGCAGAACTCATTGTCTGTTGAACCAGTCAACAATACAGCGTCACGATCTTTAAAGTCACCTGTCAGTTTGTCGTAGGCAACGATTTCTGTTGGGCAAACAAAAGTAAAGTCCTTTGGGTAGTATACGATTACTTTCCATTTGCCTTCAAATGATTTTTCAGTGATATCAAAAAATTGATCACTACCTGGGTTGATACCTGTTACTACGAATGCTTCTAGTTTGTGTCCGACTGTCTTCATTTATTTCTCCTTGTGTGTAATGAATAACTATAACTATTATAAGTTTATTTACAATAAAAATCTACTATTATTTCAGTATTTTCCATTGTATTTTTTAATTGCAATAATAGATTATTTTTTATCAGTACGAAACCTGTTAAATATAGAATGATCGAAATAATTTATACTCTTATACTAACTCACATCACTATTGCTTGTGTAACAATATATCTGCATAGAGGACAAGCACATAGAGGAATCAAATTTAATCCTGTACTTGAGCATTTCATGCGCTTATGGCTTTGGCTTACAACTGGCATGAATACCAAAGCATGGGTAGCTATACATAGAAAGCATCATAGGTTCTGCGAAAAAGATGGCGATCCACATAGTCCAAGAATTTTCGGACTTGGAAAAGTTTTATTCGGCGGAGCTTTCCTATATCACCAAGCATCTAAGGATCAGCAAATGATCAAGCAATATGGTGTAGGTACGCCCGATGATTGGATCGAGCGTAAAATTTATACTCCCCACCCCTGGATAGGGATTCTTTTAATGTTGGTCATAGACCTTGTTCTTTTTGGCCCTATCGGGATTATAGTGTGGGGAGTTCAAATGTTATGGATTCCATTTTGGGCCGCTGGTGTTGTTAATGGTTTGGGACATTGGTGGGGATATCGAAACGGAGATAGTCGTGATACCAGTACTAACCTATCACCATGGGGTATTATCATCGGTGGAGAAGAATTGCATAATAATCATCATTTAGATCCTGCTAATCCTAAACTTAGTAGGAAGTGGTGGGAGTTTGATATAGGCTGGATGTATATAAGATTATTACAGGCCATGAGACTTCTTAAAGTTCAATCGAAATAATAAAACCCCGCACTAGGCGGGGTTATGTTTGTAAATGTAAATTAATAACCTAATACTTGCAGCGCATGAGCATAGTGTTTCTTACGATCCTCTAAACCGTTAGTACCGCCGTTGATTAATTTTGTCATAGTTAAGATATCTTGACTATCTGCATAACTGTTAAGATTTTTGCTTTGCCAAAACCAGCAGGCAGATTGAACAGCACCATCGAATGTCTGTAAATATTCAGAAACCTCTTCGGGCGTTATTCCTAAACTATTAGCGAATCGTGTGTAATTCTCTTTGCCTGTTAGTTGTATAAGACCTTTACCGGCATAACGCCATCCGTCGCCGCTTTCTTCGGGACCATTTCCCATACGATTACCATAAGCACGATTGGCAATCTTTTCTGGCTGCATAGCATATTGATTTGCAATTTCTATTGTTGGAAAACGACTAGGCCATACACGCATTAAGGTTTCTGCTCTATAATACAGATTCTCTGTTAACAATTTAAAATTGCCAGACTCGTGAGCGCATTGTGCTACAAATGCAGCAACACGCAATACGGAATTAATTTCATAGTCGGGCAATATTTTACACAGTGATTGGTACCAATCTCCGACATGTTGATTGCCTTTAATCAGTTGGGCTAGTTGTTCTTCTGTAAAATCAAAATCAAACCCTTGCGTCATTCCCATCTCCTTTTCTATAAGTGTAGCGAGGTGCATTATTCTCCTGAGAGACGATACTGTTGTTGTTATTGTTATTAGTTATGGCTAGTTTCTCTTGAGTACGCCCAAACGCGGCTATACCTAAAACTGCACCCATGGCCATATGGAATAATCCTGCTCCTTCTAAGGTCAGCGGATGCCAAGGCGATGTAACTGAGCCTTGTGGATCTAATGCTTGCACTATAGACCATAGAATAGGAAACAAAATAAAATCAAAAATACAAACAGTCATGTACATCCAGCCCATCATCGGGCGCCATTTGTTAGACATCCATGATTCGTGTGATGTATTTTCGTTATTTGTTTCAGAAGTCATAAATTCGTTCCTAGTATGATGTAAATGTCACACTCTCTTTTTATATTTATAAGAAAAGGGGCTCCGAAGAGCCCCTTGGATACTAATTATAACTTAAAAATTACTTGATAATAGTAATAACTACACGACGGTCTGGTGCTAAACAAGCTTTGAAACGTTCAAAGTTCTTCATACCAGTACACAATTTAGTACCTTCGGTAGGTTGTGTTGCACCCACGCCTTGAGTGATAAACTTAGATTTAAATCCACTCTTGGCATTGAGATAATCTGCTACTGCGCCAGCACGATGTTGACTTAGTTTCAAATTATATTGGGCAGTACCGATACGATCAGTATGTCCTACCACTGTTACTGTGCTACCAGGTGTAATACTAGCAACTAGTTGATCTAATGCAGTACGACCTTTTTCAGTTAGCGCCGAAGAGTCAAACTCAAACAACACATCACCGTTGATGCTAACTGGTGTACGTTCAGGCAACGGATCGCAGCCACGAACAGCATCAGCAGGAGTATACGATCCGGAGTGCAAGCAAAGACCTGTGCCTGTTTTAACGATTTGCCCTGATCCATCTGTTACATATCCTGGAGTACCTTGGGCAATAGCCAGGACAGTAACAGCGGATAACAAGATTGCGAATAATGCTTTCATTATTATCCTTTAGATTAGAATGCGTGACGCATACCAACGCCAACTGCTGTTGACTTAGCACCTTCCAACATCAAGTAGTTGTTGGCATAGGATGCATAAGCATAGGCAGTTGTACGCTTGCTGAAACTATACTCATAGCCTAGTGAGTAGACTGACTGAGTACCGTTGCTAGCGATATCAGCACTTCCGGTTGGAGTTGCCAATTGTACGCTTGCCATTACACGACTAGCACCACCAATTGGAGCACTCAAGCCCAATAGGTAACTGTTAGCACCGTAACCACCTTGTGACAATACACCGCCGGCAGCCCAGCTGTTGTCAATACCGCTAACTGCTGACGGAAGTGTGCCACTGATAGCACCGCCACGTGTTTGACCGTAAGCCAAACTTGCCTTAACAACTTTGAAGTCGTAAGCAGCACCTAGTACCCATGCCTTAGGTGTAGTATTGTCGCCATTGCCAACGTTATTAGCAGGCATAACTTGGTCATAAGTTGCAGCAACTTGCAGAGGACCATTTGCATAGTTAACACCAAGTGTCAATGCACGAGGATTGTTCATTGTACCATAGTTAGTAGTAGCACCATTAATAACACCACTGTCAGCATAGGCAGTAGTCAAACCGGTGTTAAAACTATAACCAGCGGCTGCGCTCAAACCATTCCACGTAGCCGATTGGAGATAGAGCATGTTGCTGTAACGCAAGTTGTTAGTGGTACCAAAGCTAGCACCCATACCCGCTTGACCATAGAAGGTGTTAAATGGGTCGATTGATTGAAACAACTTACTGGCTACGTTAGTTTGACGACCTAGATCAAATTGACCGTATTTGTCATTGCGAACGCCCAATGTTGCTTGTTGTCCAAAAAAGCTGTCAGAGCTAACAGTGCCGTTACCCATGCTGAATTGGCTAGTTAAGTTGAATACAACAGCATTGCCGTTACCTAGTGCTTCAACGCCGCGAATACCAAAAGTGGTAGGACGACTAACACCGCTTGTAGCACCAATATTGCTACGTGAGTTTTCGTTTGGTGCGCTGATGCTGGAATATCCAACACCCACGTCAGCGAGACCAAAAAGCGTGACGCTGCTTTGTTGAGCTTGTGCAACAGAGGCAGCACCAAGCGCCAATGCCGAAGCTACGATTAATTTATTGAATTTCATTACTTCTCCTATAGGTTGTAATACTTAAATATGAACTCTTATTTAAACAGAATTGTCTCGGGGGCACAAGTTTCTGATTACCAAAATAATAGGGCCCAAAGGCCCTATGGATTTTCTGTTGCTAGGTATACCTACCCCGCACGAGCACTTAGGCTGCGAGCATGAACGCTTTTTCGTTTGCGTTTATAGTTTTTGCTTGATTGACAGTCATCGCCTACTGTGTAGATCTTTTGATTACTATTTTGGCAATCGAATCTAAGTCGGGCCCATTATAAAGAATACTGGTACTTCCCTTTATGTGGGAGAGGAAGTTTACGGCTATGCCCCCACTCTAATACCAACCAATACTCTTTATGGTGGACCCGGGGAGGCTCTGCCCCTCCCGTCTTACCAACCTTTCATCTCTAGCATTATACTACAATTCTATTTCGAGGCATACTTGACTTAAGCCTACCTCTGCTATATCCCCTTATTATATATTCGTTTTCTTTTTCAATCAATACATAATGTTCTTTAACACCGTTATTTACCCAAAGTTTCTTAGGTACATGTCCTTTCTTCCCCCTAACCCAACCTTCTGGTATAGACTCGGTAATGTGTTGACGTTTAAATTCTTTAGTTAAAACATTCGAAATCCAAATTCTGCCAAACTGCGAATTTTTTTCTCCTCGACTATGCTTAATCTTCTTGAATGTTTCTTTCTTTTTAGCAATAGATACTGGACTGTTTGCTTTTTGACCCATCTTCTTTAACCGTTCAGGATCTCTGGTCCACTCATATTTCTTTTGAAACTTTGGATCTTTAAAAGGATTATCTGCTCTATTGGCCCTTTTCTTGCCACCCTTGCTTGAGTTAGCACTATGCTGTTTTGTTCCGTTATAGTGGTCCCACCCTCCGGGACCGCCTTTGTGCATATTGTATGTGTCTTTACGTTTTACAAAATCTTCAGTAACTATCTCTGCTTCTTTATCACTCATCTCTTCCAAAGAAGAACAAAAATGTAAAACTTCTTTTTTAAAGTTTTCTAATCCGTATTTTTCTATTGCGGCTGTTATTTGTTTTCCGGACCCGTAGTATCCGTTATCAACAGGATGCTTAGGCGATTTATGTTTCCCTACATAAATCTTTCCGTTGATTAAATTTGTAATTTGATAGACATAGTAATACATAAATGTATTTATGCCGGACGAGGGTTCGACTTGTAAAACAGGTTCAGTTGAACACCTTTTTATCTGCTTCAACGTTACATTACTATTTAACAGTCTTTGTCTTCTAATGTCAAGTTTTTATCGGTGACATCTTGCCATTCTTCGCACCAGCTCCAAAATAGATTATAGTTCCAAAGATTTAAGGATGGGAAATAATTATCCCATTGCTCTAAATTATCGGAAGTTTCATCTTTCATGCTGTTAAATCCGTTTTTTCAGATTCCGTTTCACGCTGTTTTTCTGGGCGAATAGGATCAAGCCATGTGTCTGGTATATAAACTTTAGGAGTATCTCCCAATTGATTTTGTAGCCCGTAATCACTACTAACCCACCAATAGTGATCTGTTACTGGAGCACGGCACACAATGCCCCTAAAATCAAATTCTTCACCTTGTTTAAAATGCCCAATGTAAGATTCAACTAAAACAATCTTACCTAGGTTTGTAGGGCGAATACTGAAAATGATTTTTGCTAGATCACCTTGCTCACATCGCATCTC